AAAGAAAAGAAAAGAAAAGTCCGATAATCGGAACGCGTACAGAAGAATCTTTCAGGAGGGCTGTCGGATGGATGAAAAGCGGGTGCAATTCTTTCGTAGGTCAACGCCACAAGTCCACGCCGTTGTCACTATGGACGGTACAAGACGTGATGGAATACATCGTGGAGCACCGCATTGCATTGTCGCCGATGTACGGCGATATAGTCAAGGTTGACGGCAAGTATATGCTTACGGGATGCGCTCGGACGGGGTGCATGTTCTGCCCCGTTCCGATAGCCCATGGTGATAATACAGAAATGGAATATGCAAGAAAACGCTATCCGAAGATGTACGACACTATTATGAAGACTCACGGTCTATTGGATATGCTTAACAAAGTAAACAAAGACCGTCAACTTTCACTCTTTTAAAAGGAATCAATCAACTATGGCTTATCTCAACAAAGTAATGCTAATCGGCAATCTCGGCAAGGACCCGGAAATCCGCGTGAACCAGGCAAGCGGAAAGAAGGTTGTCTCTTTCTCCCTCGCCACCTCCCGCCGCTACCGCGACAACAACGGCGAGCAGAAGGAAGACACCCAATGGCACAACATCGTAGGCTGGGGCAAAATTGCGGATGTCGTCGAACAGCTCGGAGTCCGCAAGGGAACGAGCCTCTATGTCGAAGGTCGCCTCACGAACCGAAGCTGGACGGACCAGGCGAGCGGACAGAAGCGCTACGTGACTGAGGTCGCGCTCGATACGTTCCAGCTTCTCACTCCGCGCGGAAACGGACAAGCGAACGGCAACGGCTACGGAGCACCGCAGCAGCGCCAAGCGTACTCGCAGCCGCAACAGTCGCAAGGATTCGACGATGACGTAGATTTGCCCTTTTAACACAAACTAGCAATTTCTCCGTGCGAGCCCAACTTTTGCCCACGGAGAAGGACGCATGATGACGATTACACAATCAGCATAGGACAATGCATTGTACTACGAAGACTTGTGGAATCTCCATTGTTGATGCCTTCATGCGTCCAACTGCGTACAGGCGAACAAAGAACACTGTATCCCGTAGCTTGCTGGCTTGTACGCAGACACGGCTCCTTAGCTCAGTTGGTAGAGCGCTAGAGGTCTCGGGTTCGAGCCCCGCAGGAACCACGAACGATTGACGGAGAGTGAGCGCCGCGTAAGTGAATTCAGCTCAAACCGTCAATCACCCTTTAACTTTGACACAAAAGGAGAATTACTATGGAATCCCCAATGCAGCAGATAATCGGACTCAATCTCAATGTCGATCAAAAGTATGTCACCGACGTCGTCAAGCAGAGCGTGCTTATCGCAATCGCTAACGCAGTCGATACTGAAAAGACTGGGATTGTGAATGGAGTCGTCAACGCAGTGCTGACCACAATGGTCAAGCGCGAAAATGGTGCCAAGGCTGACGACTACGATATCCGCAACGGACGTGCATGCACGCTCATCGAATACTACGTCCGCAACATTATCTCGGACCTCATCAAAGGCGAGTTGCAGAACATTATCGAAAGCAAGCGTGCCGAATTCCGCAAGCTACTTCTCGAGGGCCTCAATAAGAAGGAAAACCAAAAGAACCTCGTCAACGGCTTCTTGGATTCAATCGTGAAGAACGCAGAGTACACCTACTACACTAAGATCGATATCGACTTCAAGCGCAAAGATGACTAGCTATTATCCCGATGGCGGCATGACACATGAACACAAAACTAATCACACAAACGTTCATCGGTCCCGTAAACATACCGTACCGCCGCCGGAGGGTTGAATTTGCACGGCGCAAGGTTCAACGGCGAACGAATATCCCGCGCCGGACGAATCGAAAAGGGTATTACACAAGCCGTGCGGAGCTGGTTTGTCCGTTCCAGCGATAAAGACGGACAAAGTTTACTCCTGCGACCGCCTTGTGGAAGGTTGCCAGATTACCCGGTAGTGGACGGTCGCAGGAACAATTTAACGGAGAGAAGAAACAAACAAGGTCATATAATACCGCTACTCGGAAGCCCGGACGAGGACCACAGACGGGCAAAGTTTTGAGGCTCGGGAAAGGCCAAACCTCATGGATGCCGTGAACGGCAACGCCACGGAGAACATGTACTGCATCGCAAGATGTATCGCCTGGAATCTGCAACATCCATGAGGAAACTTTTGAACAAAGGATAGAAAATATGATTGATTTATTTGAAAATATTGAAATTCAAAGGATTTTTCAAATGCCAAATTCAAACACGTTTAGCATACCCGCTATTCATGATTTTATATACGACAACATAAAAAAAGATTGGTACATCGCCGATCCGTTCGCACGAAACAATAAGATTGCGAACATAACAAACGACTTAGATGTTGAAACAGAAGCATTTTACCACATGGACGCACTTGAATTTCTTAAAAATTTACACGACAAATCTATCGACTGTGTACTTTATGACCCTCCTTACTCGCCAAGGCAAATAAAAGAATGTTACACGAAACTTGACAAAAGTGTTTCATGGAGCGACACAAATAATTCATTCTGGAGTAATCAAAAAAAGGAGATTTCAAGAATTGTGAAGAAGGGGGGGGTAGTTTTTTCTTTTGGATGGAACTCAAACGGAATAGGGAAAAAATACGGATTCAGAATGAAAAAAATATTGATAGTAAACCACGGCGGACAACACAACGACACAATATGCACTCTTGAACAAAAAGTAAATGATTAAAAAGGAAATTTCGTTCTAACGGCGCCAAAAATTTAATGGAGATGTCATATGAAATGCTGGTGGTGCAGACGCGAACGCAAGTGCAGCGAATACCGGCTCAAGTACGCACGAGGCTTCGTCCCGCTGTGCGATAATTGCGCAAACGGATTCAAGGAAAAGATAACGGAGAGCAAGTAATGGAAAACACGCAAGACTGGGAAACAATGATAGCGGAGCGTGTGGCCGCTCATGGCGTGGTCGTTACGTGCAGGGAGCAAGACCCGCGAAGGCGAAATCGACAAGCATACGACCGCCGCCACGACAAGACGCCGAAACGAGTCGCACAGCACAAGACGTGGGCGAAAACCCCAGACGGAAAGAAGTCCATGCGTGAGCGTGGCGCACGTTATCGAGCCACCGAGAAAGGAAGGCTTAACGCATTGAAAAAGAGCCGTGCATACTTCGAGCGCCACAAGGACGACCCCGCATGGCGGGAGCACCGAAGGCAGGTTCAGAAGGCATGGAAACGACGCAAACGAGAAGAAAAGGAGAAGCAAGCAGCATGAGCAACGCAAAACATTACCCCACGCACCCCGGAGCGGAACACCCGCCAATCATGACGTGCGAGATACCGCTTGAGAAGTACGAGAACCTCAAGCGCGAAAACGCGGAACTCAAGGCGAAGCTGGAGAGCGTGCAGGCCTCTGCTTACGCGGAGAGCGTGGACGCGGGCATGGAGAACCGCCGACTAAAACGCGCACTGTGGCTTGCGAGGGCTGAATGGGCTAGAAGTTCATCGCTATCGTATCATCTAATCGAAAGCCATCCCAACAAAGATGTAGCAGCGACATACAAGCGAAAAGCGAACAAATGGGAAAAGGTTAAAGACAAGTGCCTCAAGAAAGCAAAGGAATATAACTTATGAAAGACTTATTTAAAAGCGTTAAGCATTATACGCCAGAATTGGCTAGGGAAGAGACGAAGAAGGCTTTTAACTGGAGAGAGTACGTCCAGAGCCCGATTGACGAATATGTAGGAGAAGCAGCAAAAGAAGCTCGCTACAAGACATGTGTTGAGTTTCACAAGCCAGACGGATTTGACTATGACGAAGCCTTAGAGCATATCATAGACGCTGTAAAAGAACTCGGCTGGGATTACGAGCCCTCGAATAGGACTTCATTAGGAAATTTATACCTGATTATTAGCTGGGAGGACAAATGAGCGAACTGAAAGCATACATCGCACCGACACCAGACGGAACGGGTCTTGCGGATTACTACCTCAAGTCCGAAGCCGACAAGGTGATTGTCGGCTTGGTGGAAAGCCACAAGAAGGAAGTCGGGCGACTTCTGATGGAGATTGCGGAGCTGGAAGAAGAACGCCGCTGGAGAAAGTTCCCTGACGAAAAGCCGGAAGAATGGGATACTGTTATCGTAAGAATCGGTGACGGTTTTTACGACCTTGCTGTTTATTTGTCAAATGGTCAAGGATGGGATATTGGAGATGGCACTTACCACAAATCAGAAGAAGTAACGCACTGGATGCCGCTGCCGTCGGCTCCGAATGAGGAAAAATGAACGAAGATGCCGAAAAGCTAAAAGGCTTTTTGTTCAAAATTATCGACGAACACAAGGCCGCGTGTCGCAAGCACCCGAAGTTCTGCGACTTCGTTGTCAACCCGAAGACCGACTGGAGCTGGCTAGAAATCTCGCAGAAGCACGCTAACGATGTCTCCGCACCTCCCTACTATGGCGAGAATATCCTTCTAGAAGAATTCGCCGAAGCCATGAACGCCTACCAAAAAGGCGAAAAGAAACACGCTTTGCAGGAGTTCGCCCAATGCGGAGCCGTGATACTCCGCATAATGGAAAAAATCGACAAGGAAATGGAGTAATGAAAAATAATGCTGTACGAAGAACTGAACTCTAAGGTAATCAACTTCTACGGATACCCCGTCGCCCTCCTCGAGGAGCCTGTTGTAATGGACGCCGTGCGCGAACTCGTCAACGAAAGGAAGAAACTTCTCGCGGACAAGCGAGAGCTTATGCGCGAGTTGATGATTCTCAAAGAACGTCAACGGACTTCCTCAAATCCTCCTGTAGCAGATGCGAGTACGTCTCCATCGTCACCTTCGGGTCATCGTGACGGGCTAGACGCGCCGTCGCTGGAACTGTCACGCATAGTCTATTAATTTTACCTTGTCAACTTTCGGGCCTGCTTAAACAGCGTCCGTCAACGGGAAAATTCCAATCTGTACGGATGGATGCCCTTTTTCGTAGAAGTTGCTAACGCTTATGTTCCGCACGACTTGCCATCGGTCGTCCGGGAGCACTCCAAGATCGACGAGAAGGTCTAGAATCGAAGATACCTTGTTGTCGGAATCACACCTCGCATTAGTCCCGTGATAGAAGTGTATGCGGAGCATGAACGGCCCGTCTCCCTGCGGAGCGAGGTTGTAATGCACCTTTAGCCACAGGGACGCGTTCTCGTGCCATTCACGGTACGCCTTGCTTGGGAACGAACGACCCGTGCGACGGTTAATCACGCGGGAGTTCTTCTTGCTCGGCGTCTCGTATGGAATCGAGAGAATCATATCACGTCCTCATCAATGAGCACACCAAATACCGCGAAAACGAGCATCGTCCACATCAGTGCATCCTCCGTTCGGCTCGTATTTCGCCAATCAATGTATAAACATTCTTAGATAGTTCGGTAACGTCGCGGCGCAGTTCGTCGATACCGCCTACTTTATTCTCGACGACAGCAAGGCGTGCCTCCATCGAGGTAGCGTCGGAACGCTGGACGTAAAGAGTAGCCGCCGCGAGGAAAGCTACCAGCCCCGTGACTAGCGGTTGCAGGAATTTGCGCCATTGTGAGTGCTCGTTAGCCATAGTTCGTCTCCACATAATTTAAGAAACGTAATTTACCTTTCCTTATGACGACTTGTTTACGGGATACCGTGTACCTATCAATTCCACGGGTATTCCGGAACTCGTCATATCCTTTATACGGGCAATGCAAAAGGCTCACGGGGAATCCTTGACAAGGCGCACCGAATACTGGTAAATCACCGACTTTCGATTATGTTTTTTGGAGCCATTCGCCAAAAATGAGTGGGTGCAAGTAGTTTGTTTATAAACGCTTTATCAAAATAATAGAGTAGCCTTCATCTTTTTGGGCGTGCAAATCGTAAGCAAAGGAACCTCCATTTGGTGGAAAACTACACCTACGTCCGTTACCAGAATCGTATTCTTCTTTCAGCCATTTAGCTGTTGCTATATCAAAATTATAAAAATCACCATAATGCTTATAGCCATTAGGTAAAATATTTAGACCTATTGCATTATATCCAGCCCAAGATATTGGAGGATAATTTTCATCTACACTAAAAGCTTTTGCCTTTGCCAATGACCCAAAATTTTCTTTGGTAACATTATACGCATTAATTAAATTGTCAAAATCTTGTCTGCTCGGAACATCCCAACCTGGACACAAAACATCTTTATTATCTGATAAATATTTTGCGGCGTACCAATTATACATAAGGCCGCCCTTTTTATAATTCACTTCATCGTTATTATAATACCAACAATGCGGAGTGCTTGGAGCAGAAGTCCCACCAATTTCAAGTCCTTGCCAAAGATAGTCTAAATTTTGCGCTAACCATATATTACCATCTTTTAACTTTATGGCTTTATACTCTTTATTGCCAATAGTTTCTTTTAAATAGGTCCACTCTCCGCCACCGCCCGTGATAGACGCTATAAGAGTCGGGCAATCGGCAAGCTTTGCACCGCTCGGCACAGAAACGCCCTTTGCAGCAATGGCGTCAAGAATGTTCGATTTTACGCCCTGCAAGCGCGTAATTTCACTGGCAATACTCATTTATACCCCCTATAGTTACAAAGCTGCCAAAAGCGTTTCTACACCGCCAATTTCGTCAAATATCGTTCCAATGATCTCGGCGACAGTCGTCCAAGTCCAATGTTCCGGATTCCAGTCTTCTGCAGTACCAATTGCATTCTCGTTAGTGTAGAGGATACCATCGTGCATGACGTAGGAGCCCGCCATGTAATTTCTTTTGGTATAGGCCGGAGCGATGTTTTCATTATCGCAGGCTCCGATGTTGTTGCGTCCTTGCGCCTTCTGCGTGGAATTGAAATTTTGTGTGGTCGATACCGAGACGGTCGTCGCTCCGTCCGCGTAGGAACCGCTGTATCCCGTCGAGTAGGAAGTGTTCGGACCCCACAGTGTAACGAACTCCGTGCCGCTCGAAAGATTGATGCGGTACTTTTCCCACGCATACGAATCGCCGCCGAAAGCGGACAAGATAAAGAACTCCGCATATCCAGTGTTGTCGGAGTTTATATTGATGTCGCAGCAATAGCCCCAATGGGCCTGTGTGTTTGACGCGGGATAGCTCGAAAACATGAAAATCTGTCCGGCTCTGTAAGCATCGGCAATTTCCGTTTTCGTCAGTGCATGTCCTGTCCTGTCCGCTACAGTGAACTCGTTGTCAACTGAATGGTAGTACAACGGGAAAACCATGCCTTCTATGGTATCGACAGTTTCCTTGACAACCGAGTCGTCGTCGGATACCGTGACTGTCGTGTAGTTGACTACATCGGTATCGTACCCGCCCACGAAAACGTACTTGTCGGTCCCCGTAGAGGAATAGAAGTACACAGCACCGTCGTTCTTTATTACCGGTTCCTTGTTGTTCGCCAGCGCTTCCCCGATGGCCTCGTAGATGCCGGACGGAGGGGCGCTCGGGTCAACGTCGAAATAGACGATTTCCTTCGCTCCTCCGGCGCCGTTGATGGCTTCGTAAACGCCTTCCGATGTTACCGGGTTGAAACTGCCCTTCTTCGGTTCGGTGTCGAATTCCAACGTACCGCACCATACATCCTTGAGTCCTTTGATAATTTTCCTGAACATTTTTTTTGCTCCTGTTCCTTTTCGTTTTTAAACTACCCGCATCCATCATACAACAACGGCTGTAACGTTGCTGTTGTGGTCGTTGCCTCCACTCTGCACTATCCTTATGTAGTCGTTGAGAAGCCCCGGTGCAAGCTTGAAAAAATCGCCATCGTAGGTCTGTTCCATGTAGTCCTCGAAGCACCACAACGGATGCTCGATGAATATGTCATACGTCAGACTGTCGTATGGAGTAGTGACGGCGCTGTAATACTTGAACATCTGCTCGAATCCGTAAGTACCGACAAGATACCACACCGAGCTTGTTACCTTCGGCATGCACCGCTTCGTAAACCCTTCGTACAGACAAAGCTCGTTCCCACCTACATTTACTTGAGTATATGCGAGGTTGTCCGAAACAACGAGCCCGCGCATGTCTTCTGACGGACAGTTTCCGTGGTTTCCCTTGTACGTAATCGAGTGTACGTCGTCTCCCTTGAAGAAAGTCCTGTTCGGATAGTTCCCGGCTCGGAATTGCCAGTACCTCATCTTTAGACCGTCGGAGTTGCCTAAGAAAGTATTTCCGACGATCTTCCAAGTGATAATGCAGTCGTAGCAGTCCTCGTCACGCGCTCCGCCGACGATGTCCATCTTCGTGAACTCTATCGGTTCGGCGTTGTCGAAAAGGTTGTCCTCAAGTACGACATTCAATCTGTAGTCGTTGCCGTCCTTGTGCGGATAGACCTTTATATCCGTCCGGGCTGTCTTGCAGCGGTACATTTCGAGGTTCTTCGTGTATATCCTCTGGTTCGCCGTGAACACGCAACCGTTGAATATCAACGCAGCGTCTAATGCTATGTTGTCCGTCACGCGGTCGAAAGACATGTCTATCAGGCAGTTCTCGAATTCGCATCGCATGTTCGGGTCGTTGAACGCGAACGAAGCGGAAAGCCTGCAATTCGAATAGTACGAGTATGTGTTCTGTTGCGGAAGGTGTCCGAAGTTGATGTCTGAATCGTACACGTACATCGCCTGGCATACAGGGTTGAAGTTCGTAGTCTTGACGTTGTGGATTTCAACTACCCTGTTCTGAGCATGTACAGACATGTCCGTGCATTGCACGTTACGGACAACACCGAAAATCCCGGTATTGATTCCAGTCATGCAGCGCCCCTGCATGTCTAGGACATCCGTCATCGATGAACCGAGACGGGACTTCATCTCGACCATAACGTTCGCGTAGCGTGATGCGTCCTCGAACAGGTCGAGGTCGGGGACGTAGTCATACTGTACTTTATGACCGTCAGCGATGAGTCCGGGGTCGAACGTTCCCAAATTAATGAAAGACTTGTCTCCATGCCCGGCAGTCGTAAACCTTATGTAGTCCGAATTAGGACGGAATATGCGGCCCACGGTCTCGCAAGTCGCCCCGATTCCGATATAGGCGCCGGTCGAGTAAGTAGTTCCAAGAGGACTCGATCCTTCGATGATTCCGTTCACAGTCACGGAGCTTGTGAGTAACGTAGATGTGAAGTAGTTCGTGTTGTCGATTACGAGCTTTCCTGCCCCGCATTTCCAGAACGAGTCAGCCGTGCGGAACCACGAGGAATGTGCGCCGAAAAAATTCGAGCCTAGAACAAAGTCCGCGATGTAGTCCGTGTTGTTGCCGAACACCTTCATCTTCGGGAGCTGGAAATTCGCATAAATGAATTTCGCCTTTCCGTCGAACGCCACCTCTTTAGTCGTAATGAAAGTGACGTTCGAATTATAAGTACCGCTTTCGAACCTTGCAATCGGTGCGGTATGTTCGAGGAACGACCCGACCGTCGCCGTATAGTTCAAAAAGGCGTTGATGTTGGCCTCGTTCGTTCCGGGTATAATTCCATAGACTGAACTCGGAATAACCTCGTCGTTCCACAACAGAATCCAACGCCCTGTGTCGTCAATGTTCGAACCGACAACGTAACCGCCATCGATGTCGTCCTGTGAGTCCTTGTCCCATACGTATGTGCGCGGGGCGCAATCACCGGCGCTGTAGTATCCGATTACGGTAACGGACCCCTTCGATGTGTCCGTGTCCATCAAGTCCGCTATGGTTCCCACATTGTCCGAACCTTCGACGTTCATCGGGTCGAAACCTATCTCGAACCTGTCGAAGCTTTCGAAGTCCGTGTCCGGCGAAAGTACGGACATCTGTCCGTCAGCGCCTACGTACTTCTCGACAAGTACATCCACGATAGCGGCATCGAAGAACAGCGTCTCGGCAATCCTTCCGGCGTTGTCGAGAAGTTGCGGGTTTGCAGCCTGTACGAAATTGTCACCCTGCAAAGTGAAAATATCCTTCTTCACGTCGCTGTCGTGTACATACAAGGTCACACGACCGACAAGGGGCATCCCGTCAAGTCCTACGATGCTCTCTGGCGAATATCCTATCTTCATGAACTACACCCCCATTCCAACGACAGGAACTTGCATTGTCCTTGCGATTTCCGCGGCGCTCTTTACCTTCTGCGTTTCGAGCGCTATCGCCTTGGACTCCACGTCCATCTGTGCCTTGTCCGCTTCCGCCGCCGCTTTATCAGCGTCGATGTTTCCGTTGAGCTGCGACTGCAACGCTATCTCTTCCATCTTGAACTCGTGATTCATTTTAGCCTTGAGAAGTTCCGCCTGTAGGCTCTTGTCCGTGTTTTCGACCTGCTTTCTAGTCTCTTCGAGCTGTTGCGTGAGAGAAAGGATTTCCTGGTCCTTGCCGTCGATAGCGGTCTTCATCTGTTCGCAAAGCTTCTGCAATTCCATCTCGTTCTGTGTCGGTGGCTGCATGGAGTTGATGTCGGAATAAAGCTGCGCGAGGATTTCGTTGCACGGGTGAGTCCGCAGAAGCGCATTGATAAGCGCCTGTTTCTGCGTAGGGTCAACCATCGGGATGAGCGTAGTAATCTCTTGACGTGCGACCTGCAATTCCATGTAGTGTTCCGGCCCTTGAGTAACCTTCACCTTTACGCCGCTATAGCCCATGAGCGTAACGACAGTATCGCCCAAGCTCTTGAACGTCGTGCGTAAGTGGGAAATGAAATGCCTGATGTTGTTCTTGAACACCTTGCTTGTGTACTCTACGGCTGTAGCGGTAACGTCCGTTTCTACGTCCGCGAGTCCTTTCGAATCGACGCCAGTGATGCTCGGAAGCATGTCGAGCGTACTCGACACGATGCCCTGCACGTCGGAAAACTGTACCTGGTTATCGAGACGTTTCGGAGGTTCGAGGACGGTCTTCTTGTCGTTCGCGAGACGATTGCTAGGAAGAATCGGATTGATGCCGGTCCCGGCTTCCTTGTAATACTTGTCAAGCCCCTTGAATGTCTCTACGTAACCCTGCCATTGCGGTTTCGGCGAAAGTCCTAGACGTTCCGCAAGCTGCGTGAAAGCGTAGTTCACGATGCGCTGCACGTCTTCCGTCTTGCTTACCAACCCGCAGTAGGTCTTCTTGTCGTTGTCATCCCACATGCGTTCTCCCCAGACGGGGAAAATCGGGATTCGGTGAATAGGGATTACGTTGTCCTTTACCGTCTCGTTGCCTTCATCGTCGGTTTCGGTTTCCGTGACTTCCTTGTCGTTCACGAAAGTATAGACGTGTACGCCGTCCGTGTCGAGAACGTAATACGTTATGATCGGTACAAGTTCTGAGCATCCGGCTTCTCCGAGTACGCTCTTAGCATATTCGGACGGAAGGTATTCTTCGCCCATGTGGACACGGATCCATTCGTGTGAACGGTAATCGACGAGGGCGCCTTCCATGGCGTCTGAACCGTCCTGCTCCACGCTATCAGGATCTAGCAGACAGCGTTCGAGGTCGTCAACGGAGTAAATGACAGGTACGTTGTTGCCTTCGTCGTCTATGTCGGAACCGAGCGCCATCACGCCGAGACCGAAAGAAGTCGTGTCTAGCAGAGCCTCTTGAGAAGCCGATGCGTTCGCGTCGTTCTCGAAGAAGTCGTCAATCTTCTTGTCGATTTCCTCGTCACCCACGAACCACGTGAACGGATAAGCCGCGTATGAATTCGCCACGCTGTTGCACTGGTTTGATATGACGTTCACCGTTATACGGTTACGCATTTTCGAAATGAACTTGTCGTCCTTCTTTCCCCATTGCTTGTTCGATAAAAATTTACGGTTGTCTTTGATCCGTTCGAACAGGCCGGAGAACTTCGCCTTCGACCTAGCCTGAAATTTCTTGAACTTGTTAAGGATTTCTTCTGACATATTCACTCCCAAACTACCCGCTATTCGATTTCCCACAGCGGACGGTGTGAGGACGTGCCGGACAGTATGCGGTGTCCTTTTTCGAGGAGCCAAATCTTGAAGTCGTCGGCGTCCTTGCCGGAAATTCCGCGAGTTACGATGGAAGGGTCTTCCTTCACTGCGTTGATGTACTTCAAGTCCCTGGCGTCGAGACCGAGCACGTCCGAAGCCTTGATGACGTTCGCAAGTTCCTTCTCGGTCTTGCGCTTACGCATTCCCTGTTTTTCTTCTTCGCGGATTTCCTCGATAGGCTTGACTGGATCGACACCGTTAATGCCGAAGCGTGGCAATACTGCAGCACCCACCTTTGCGTCCTTGTCCGTACCGTAACGGTTCACCAACAAGGTAGGCGCACCCATGCCGAGAATGTCGAACGCCTTGTCCGCGCCCTTCACGCCTCCGCCGATAATTCGAGACACCCGGTTGTTCGGAATCTTCTGCACAGCATCCTGTACGAATACCGGCAACGCGCTCCCAAGTCCGCGCTCGGTTCGGGACTTGCCCATATTTTCGAGCAAGTCAATTACTGCGCCGCGCATGCCTCCAGTATTGCTTCTGCGAAGTTCACCCGCACCGACCCTTCCGCCGGAGCCCAACAACTGTGCAAGCCCATAATTCACGCCCAAATTAGTTAGCGTTCCCATAGCAGCGTCACCTAGAGAGAAATCCTGTCGTTCGGTGTTAGCGTCGTCCTCGCCACGGACGGAAGCGTCCATAGCTTCGGATAGCGTCGGAGCCGTCATGTTCCCGACAACGTTCGCGACAACCTTGTTGTTGAATACCTTACGTGCCGGGCCTAGAATCTTTGAAAACAACTTGACGTACTTGGACGCCGGAACCATCATTAGTCCGCTCTCGACCGCATCCCCGATGTTGTCCTTCAATGACGGCTCGTCTCCACGGGCTAGAGCCTCGTAGCGTCTAGGCGTGAAGAACTTCTGCGCGAACCCTCCGACAGTTTCCGGGACACCCTGCCCTTCGCCTTCGCCCATAAGGTAGGCCATGCGGTCCTTCTCGATGTCTGATTTCATTTTGTCTATGGTCGCGGCCTTCCACAGTTCCTTCGCTGTCTCCCATCCCATCTCGCCAAGCTTGTCGTTCTTGACAATGTTCTTGCGCATCTTTTCGCGCTCTTCCGGGTCGGTGAAATCTTCAAGGAACTTTTCGAGAGCCGTCCGTGCGCCCTTCGTTTCCTTGTTGTCGTCCTTTAAACCTGCCGCGGAAATGATTGCGGACAATGTCGGTATCGTCACTTCGTCCGAAACTTCTACACCTTTGCCTGTAATCCACGCCGGGACTACGCCTAGATTCTTCAAGACGTTGTTCGTGTACAGCTCTTTCGAGAGTCCTCTTGTCGTGTCCCTTACATCAAGAATTGAGCTTGGGACTCCTTCTTTCGAAGCCCTCTCGTTTATTATTTCGTCAATGTCAACCATTCAACGCCCCCGCGCCCGTCTTCGGGTCAATCTTGTAATACTTGCGGAACGCCTTCTTCTGGTCGTTGCTCCACGAATTGAACGTTCTAACCTGTTCATTCAATGGAAGGTTCGCTATTGACGAGAACAGGTTCTTCGCTTTCTGCTTTTCGATTTCGGCCTTCGCTTTCGATTCGTTCGTTCTCCACTTGTACTTCGATACAAGTTCATGCAACTTCTCCGAAAGTTCAGAACCGGGATTGTCCGCAATGTACTTCTTCATTGCCTTGATGTCGTTGTCCGTGAGCGTCTTCTTGTCAGCCTTCGTGTACAACGTGTTAAGCCATTCCAGCTCGTTCTGCGGCATTCCTTGGGTCTGCGGCCTAACCGTTCCGTTCGCCATGTCCACCATCTCCTTTAGACGGTAATATGACATGGGGAGCTTCGCACCAGTCTTGTCCGCCCATTCTTCAGCACGTCGCAACGACGCCTCGATGTTCGCGAGTGCTATCTCCTTGTCCTCCGCACTCTTTGACTTCAGACCCCACGTGAGTTTCTCGGCGTTGTAAAGCTCGTTCTCTATTGCGGTCGGGTCGTTGTTGCCCTGCATGCCTTGACGGTTCACCATGTTGTCGTATGCCGAGAAGTCGCCCATCTCCGCACGTTTAGCCGCAATCTCCGCCGCGTCCGTTCCGTAGCCCGGATTTGCACGGTCGAACGCCGCTATCTTCTCGTCGATTTCCGCAAGTTGCGCTTCGAGTTTACGGAGCTGCATGCGACCGTCCACGCGGTCGAAAACTTCGCCGTTCTGGTATGCCTGTACGCCATGCGGGTCAACCACTTGGGCGTCCATCTCCGGCATGTTGACGTTATAACCTTTCCATCTCCAGTCCATACAAACTCCTTAATAATTCGGGTTGTAATACTTCCGTCCCCACCATCCGACATTCGGATCGGGTACGGGATTACCTGTCAAGTCCTTTGAATCCTTGTGGGCGAGTTTTCCTTTTCGGACAAGCGCACGGCCTATTGACGGTGACGTGAGCAAGTCCTTCGCCATTTCGGACGATTCGCGGATGTCCCGTCCAGCCTTGTACGTGTACCACTTCGAACCCTTTATCCACTTGACCTGTACGGTCCCGTCCTTGTTGATGCGAATCCCTTCTATAGCGGAACTTGTCGGGTTGATTACACGTCTTGGCCTTACGTCCTTTCCGGGCCACCACTGCTCAAGCTCATCCTCGTCACCGTTCGCAACTGCTATGTTGTGCTGCCCTAAATCTTGGGCAAGTGCCGCCGCTTGGTTCTCTCGGTCGATACCGAAGTTCAACGCCGGAAGGTTCGTCTTTCTTCCGTTCACCATCGTGGTCTTTACGTCACGGACCATCGGATAGTAGAAGTCGCTCGTCATTGACGGATACGTGAACGTGGCTCCCTTGAGCTTCTTTCCCGCCGCCGTGTTCAGCACCTGCGACATGCGCCCGGCGGATACAATGCCGGGGAGAGCCGACAGCGCGAACCTCGGCAAAAGTTCAAGAACCTTTCTCCACGGGATAGCCATTACAGACCGAGCCTCGCCTTCAATTCGTTTATCTGCTCTACAATCGCTTCGCGCTGCTTTACGAGCTGTTCACGCTCCGCAGAACGTCCGCGTATAATGTCCGCTGTCTCGCCGTAAAGACGGCGCATGCGCTCCTTTTCCTCGGCAGCGTTTCTGCGGTCTTCGTCCTCGATGGCGTTGCGTCTCGCCTGTTGTTCCTTCATGTATCTGGACTGCTTCATGTTCGCGATAGCCTCCGCCACGTTTTCCATGCCTTGACCCATACCGTTCGGGTCTGGTCTCTGCGCCTGTACGTTCGGAGTCTTCCAACGGAAATTAATCGACAACGGCATGATTACCCCCTATCCGAAAATAGCCCCGGCGACCTTGGCGATAGAGCCTAGAGCGCCGCCGATTCCGCTCGACCTTTGGGCGTCGAGGTTTGCCTTGTTCTGCGCCACGTCGCTATATACTTCGAGGTCGGCGTTGTTCTGGTTCGCCATGTTCGAGTAGTAGTCGCCCAACGCGTCGCCAAGCTTCGAACGGTCCTGTCCGTATATACCAGCAAGCGTGCCGAGGTTGTTAATCTTGTTCTGCCCTGACTGCCATTCAGCAAGCTGCTGGGAACGTTCGCGAATCATGCGGTCGTAGGCACTGCGCCATTCTTCCGATGCCAGCGCCTGTTGTTTCGCCGCCACCTTGTCCAAGTAGTTGGACGAGAAGCGGTTCCCGCCGGATGCCGCGCTGTTGTTGATTGCGCTCATTGCGGCAGCGACACGTTGGTTGCGTGCCGGGTCGAGGTAGTCTTCGACGGAGCCTTTGAACTCGAAGTCGCCATAGTTGCCGATTGCGTCCGCGAGACGCGCCACGGCGTCGCTGTACTTCGATGCGTTATCGCCGTACATCCCGTTCATCCTGTCCATGTACTCGCCGTACATGCGACGGTTCGCGGAGCCTAATCTGTCTGCCATCTCCTTGATTTCGTCAAGGGATGCAATAGACTTGTCGATAGATTCGTTGTTGTCGAAGCCAAGCGACTTGCCTAGCCCCGACAGGAACGAGTTCCCGATACCGAACGGGTCAGCCAGAAATTCGAACATTATTCGTCCTCCGTTTCCTTGTCCTTTTCGGACTTCTTCGGGTCTTTCTTCTTGAAGCTTTCGTCCGCCTCGTCGATTTCGATGTTGTCCACAAATTCCTCGATGGCGTCGCGGAGCTTCTTCATTCCTTCGACTATCTTCTCGTTGTCCATGTTCATCTGTCTCCTGTAGTTCCGAGCATTATCGCCTCGACCACCGCCTTTTCCGGGAGGACGAAGTTCCTGTCCTTCGCCCTCATAACCAAACTACCCGAATGGCCGGAGTTCGCCCACTTTATTATCCCCGCCCTAGGTGGAGTCACCGGGAGCATGTTCGGCCCCGCGTCGAGCGTCGCCGTCATCGCAACCATGAACGGTGTCTTCACGACATGCCATTCGCGGTCGTCGTACTCGTTCCATACGCCCGTAAGGACTCCCCACACGTCCTCCTTCGGGCTGTTCGCGTTGATGATGCCGCTTCTCATTTAGGCAACCTCGCAATTTGCCCCTCGTCGGCATTTAGCCACGCAATATCGTCAATATCGAAAAACCCTTCGTATATTTTGCCTTTACCAGCGTAATCTTGCGCTTGCATTTTGCTAGGAGAAACAAAACTCCCAACAGAGAAAGGTCTTGAGCTATACAACTTTATTTTGCGAGTTTTTGCCGCATTATCTAGGATTTCTTGAGTAACATCTGGATAACTGCTTACATCACCAATATCATCGAGTGTAAATTGTCGCGCCTCGTTAAAATCGAGTATATCTTCCGCATTCCTTATTCCAGTGTGATAATCGTCAACCATCGGATTTGATTTTATTATCCGCTCGGCTTTTTGCGCTTTTGTCAAAGGTTTGACGGCTTTTACCAAAGGTTTAGAAACTTTGCCAAACACGGGTATAGATGCAAGCACATAAGACCACGAGGGATAATTCTCGCGCCCTTCAAGTTTATCTAAAGCCATTTGTGCGGCCGGAACAAACCATTCATTCACGTCGCGAACATAGGACATCGGGTTCAGTGGTTCCTTGCGTGCATGCGGAACAATTAGGTCCAAAGTGCCATTTATTAGGTCTCTCAACCCATTATCAGCAGTTTGTATTATTTCGCTAAACTTCGGCATATTTTACCCCTATATCATCTCCGCTGTCGATTCCGCACGTATGGAGCACGAGTTGAGCGTGAACTCCGTCGGGTGGGAATAGGTTATCCTGAGTACGCACTTGCGGCACATACCGAGGTTGCGGAACCTCACGCGGTGCGAGTAGTCGCCGGTCCGTCCGAGGCTTGCACGTTTCGGCTGTCCGAAAGTATGCCCTCCGTCCTTCGACATTTCGAGCAAAATGATGGGCATGTCGTTGTAGTCGTTCCATGTGCCTACGTTGCACTCAAGAGCAAGTTCTTCGAGTATGAAGTTCTTAAGGTTGTCAACGATTACAGCCGTCTGCCTGTGGCGTACCATGGCGACTGTAGAACCGTCCGGGTAGTCCTCGTTCCAGTACCCGCAATAGAAAGCGCAAAGAGTGCCGTCGTTCGTGAACGTGTAGAAGTTCTCGCGGTAGTACGCTATCCCTCCGGCCCTCCATTGACCCTCAAGCCCGGACTTGGACAAAGACGTGCGCTGATGCCAGCCGCCGTCGAGAGTATCGTAAACCCAAGTCTCGCCCAACGAATTCATCTGCAAGACAAAGAAATTGTGATCGCCGACGCTGTAGCAGAAGCCGTATGCGCTGTCTGTCGATTCCCGTAGAAGCTTGTCTTCAAGCCATTCTTCCGAAATCTTCCTGAAAGAAGAACCCTGCACCATCATCACGGCCTTGCCGTACTGCGCCCCGCTTGCGACAAAGTAAACGATGCTCCCGGAAGAAGCAACGCTGTTGGGCGCCTCGATGCCGAAAGAGTTCTGCGCCGTGTAGCTTGTCCTTATCCAGTCCTCGAATTCGCCGCTCCCGCGCTGCCAAATCTCTACCGTCTTCGGGCCGAACACGTAGAGCGTGGGGCCGACCGCATAGATAGCGCTCACGTTGTCGCTCGAACTTTCGCCGTTGAAATACTGCTGAACGTGGTAATCGTCCTCGAACACGTGCAGACGGGATTCAACCGTCTCTGTCAATACCTCGACCCCGCCCGGCGCGTATTCGGGTTTCCCGTCGATGCCCATCTTGAACATCTGCCTGTTCTCGTTGGCGAGAGGGTAAGGGATGGAGTAATAGCAATAGCCTGACTGCGTGTCGTTGATTACGATCGACCCTGCGACGACGGCGACGTGCGACGGAGTGACCGTCCCTCCCCTTGTCGTGATGCGCTCCGGCATCTGTACCTGTACAAGACCGCCACCTAGAAGGAGGTCGTAGTAGAACAGGTTGGCCCCGTCCGCGATAAGCAAGAGCGCCCTCGGTCCTCCAGTCTCCGCGAAGCTCACGCGCCGTCCGTTGTTCGCTACGTTACCGATGAACGTCCTGTTGCCGTAAGCGTCGAACCTGTAGAGCGTGTTTCCGATAACGGCGAACATGTCCTCCGTGCTGGAGGATTCGGCTATACCTATCGTAGAGACGTAGGCCCCACGGCATCTTGCGCCGCTATCGACTACGGACAACAGCTTCATTCCCGGAAGGGATTCCATGAACTCGTCGGAGCCGTTCTTCGAGTAGTACATGTTGCACGACCATTGCGCCCCCTGTATGCCGGGAAACTTCGAACGGTTCGAAGCGCCTACAAAGTATTGCGTTACCTTGGATGTAGCCATGTCACAACCCCACTCCGCCTAGTCCGTTGTAGAAGTCGTCCATGTACCCGCCGAAAATTCCCTCGTCGATGTTGGTCATCGGTCGGTTCTGTAGCGTGTTTCTGTCGATGAGGTCTTTCGCTTCCGTGAGGTCGCGTTCCGCCTGTTCCAAGTACGAATAGAGCTTGTACTTCTTGCATGCCTTCACTTCTAGAGCGTAAAGGATGAGGTCGTGGTACAGGTCGCTCAAGTAGATGGTATCGCCCAGACGGTACTTCGGGAGTGCCGAGTTGACGAACACCTTGAGCTGCACCGGCGCGGAGCCGTTGAGCTTAAGGATTCCGACAACGCGCCTGTTACCGCTTGGCGCTATCTCGTCGCCGAGCGAGTAGGAGTAGAGCTGCGGAAGGCTGAAAGTGTTGCATGCGGCAAGCGTCTGTGGTTCCGCCCCCGTCAGTCTCATCCAACGGATTCCGACCTTGCGTGCGACGCCCTGCACGGAGTCGGGAGGCGCGCTGTCGATAGTGTGGGCCGGAGCCGTCTCGTTTTCCTCTAGCTTGCGGAACACGACGGAACCCGCCGCCTCGCACTCGTACTCCTTGACGGTCACTGACATGTATCCGTCTTGGTTGAGTCCAGTTATGGCACGGTTGAGAAGTCCCTCGTAGGAGTCCGCGAGGTCGCCGGATACGGTCTCCCCGTCGCTCACTTGCGAAAGGTCCTCCGCTGCTGTCTGTATTAGTTCGTTAACGGTCATGTCTGCCTCTCTTGTTCCAAACTACCCACGAAAAAAGGACTCCCGATGGAAAGCCACGGGAGCCTTTTTTTTGGGGAGGTTTCCAACAGCTACTAGTTGAGCTGGAGGTAAGTCGTGACCGATTCGCGGGGTTCGAGAATCTTCGCCAAGTACGGGAGGTCGATTCGGAGCAGCTTGACGCCGTTCTTGCCGTCACCGAAAGCCATGAGCTTGAGGGTGATGTTGCCGAACGTGCCGACATCCTGGTCGTCGGAACCCGGAAGGGATTCGAAGCGGTACTGGTCCCACTTGAAGGATTCTTCGGTACGGCATTGGCCGATGGCGTACTTCTTCGAAGCGGTGAGGAGCGGGGTAAGCGTGAACGTCGCGGTCGTGCCGACAGTGGCAGCGGCGAGGGTCGTCGCGTTGATGTGCGCGTTGGCGTTGTTGTATCCAGTACCGTCCACGGCGATGCGGAGTTCCGGGATGCCGTTGACGACGGACGCGCCCTGGCGTTCCTTGCCCCAGATGATGATGTAGTCGCGGTCGGTTTCGATTCCGGCAGCGTTACGTATTTTCAATCCTGAGACCTTGTACGGGACGCCAACGATTAGGGAACCATTGCCGGAGCCGGTAACGGTCTTGATCGGTTCGAGACCGATAACGTTGTTGTTGGCATCCTTCACGACGGTTGCGCTGATGGTCGGTGCGGAGTCCATGCCGGTAGTATCGAGAACAGGGGTGTTCGCGATTTCGATCTGCTGTGCGCCGGAGTAGCGTCCGAGGTAGGCGTCGCCGTAAATCTTTTCCATTTCGGCTTGCGGAATGAACTTGGCGAGACCCGATTCGGCAATGTCGCCCATGATGTCCGGGTTCTGGAAGGAGAGGAAACGACCGCCTACGCCGAGGTCACGGAGAGCAGCAGCGGACTTCGTGAGAAGCTTGAAGTCCGCGGTGGTGGCGACGACAGCCTGCACGGAACGGATCATGTTCTCTTCCATGACCGCCTTCTGCGTGGTGAGGGCGAGGTTCTGCGCTCTCGGAGTGGCGATTTCGTCCTTGAAGGATTCTATATCGACAAGGTCGTTCCAGAGGTCGGTTTCGCAAGAGCTGTTCTTGTTGTTGATGTAAGCCTCGACTTCCGGCTGGTGGATAGTGTCAGGGTCGGCCACGATGCCGTCCTTGGTGGTGCCGGGGTCGGGCAGGTAGCCGCCGACCTTCTGTCCGTACTTCTTGCCCTTGATGTCAGCCTGTGAGAAGAAGGATTTCGAACCCTTCACGTATGCCATCTGGTCTTCGACCATAGCGGCAATGAGTTTCAATTTCTTGTTGTTTGCAAAAGCCATGATAAGCCCCTTGTGGAGTTTGTGTCTGTTGAAGTTGTCTGTAGGAGTCCGCGGCCCAACGAACGAACAAAGAGCCTTTTTGTCGTGCGGACTTTTTACAGCCTTCCACACAGGGGCGACAGAGCGGAATTCGGGCCGCCTCCCGAACGACGGCTTGCAATCCGCCGTTCACATACATACTACCCGCAAGAAGGGCATCCCCCCAAACGGAAAAAGGAGGATGCCCTGTTGATGGATCGGGTCGTAATGGAAATTCTATCGGCTGCGGATGAACGAAATCATCGCGTCCTTGTCGGAGAAGATGTCGGGCTTCGTACCGGCCCCAGCCTGTTTTCCGGGCTTCCCTATCTTCGGCATCACCTGCTTCGGCGCAGGTGCGCCTTGGCTTGCAGGAGATTGCGCGTTGTTGAGTTCGCGTTCCACGTTGCGGAGCTCGTAGTAGATGTCTAGAGGGGACGAACCGTTAAACACCCTCAGGAAAGTCTCCTTGTCGTCGAGCATCTTCTCGAACACCTTCGGTCCGTTCGGGTTGTTCATGAGGTAGTCGGAAGCGACGGGGCAGGCGTCGAGGATTTCGCCAAGTCCGTTGCGGTTCGCGTACTGGATTTTAGAGAGGAACTTCTGCGCTCGTTCCTTGTCCTCACCGAAGCACTTGTCAACGTGACCGAGCCAGCGCTGCTGCTGTTCGGCTATCTCCGCTTCCTGTTCCTTCGCCTTCTTCTGTTCCTCGGCTTCCTTCGCACGGCGTTCCGCGTCCTTTCCGTCGCGCTCCGCGAGAATCTTCTTCACCCGCTGCTCGGTGATGTAGTCGATGTACTCGTCGTCGTTCGCGAACTGTTCGCGGGTCTTCGGCTTGTCCGTAGCGGTAACGGACTTTTTCAGTTCCTCGAACTGCTTGAGCATCTCGTTGTACTTCGCGTCGCGTTCCGCGAGTTCCTCCGCGTGGCGCTTGCTCATCTTGTCGAGTTTGCGCTTGAAAGAGAACTCCGCACGGCTGAAACGGTCGTCGTCCGCGTTCGGCTTCGGCGGTTCGTCCGTTCCCTTGTCTCCTTCGCCATCACCCGCCGGAGGATCGTTCGGTGGCGTCCCGGTCTGCGTTTCTTCCGGCTTTGTTTCAGTCGGTGGATTGGTGTCTTTCGTCTCGGTCGGTGGAACTTCCCGTTCTTCCGCCTTGAACGATTCCATCAGTTCGTCTATTTTCGTTGCCATTGGCTTACCTCTTTCTTTTGTGTTATGTTGTTTAAAATCAAGTTCCCGAAGATGTCGCAAGTCCTGTCTCGGACAACCGACATCCCGTCGTTCGAAAGTTCCGATTCGCATACGATGTTCGCCTTGCGTAACCGCGTAACACGGTTACGGAAAAGGTTGCGAATACGGTTCTGCGAAATCTTCACGAAAAGGTTGAGCATCGCCCGTGGTTTCCCTGTCGCCACCTTGCCGTTCTCGATGGCGCGGAACACGAGGAACACCAGCTCGCTCTGCACGTCGTGCGAGAACATGGTGTCCGCGAATACCCTGTAGTTCGGCTTCGTCTTGAGCAGAATCTTCGTAGCCATGCGGACGATGTCCATTACTGCGAGACCTAGCAGGTTCTCGATTTCCTCCGGCGCCTTTCGTGCCACGTGCAGACGTACAGCCATAGCGAGCGCGTCCGCGTTTTCCCAAACGTTGCTGTCCATCATTCCTCCGCCATCATGCTCTCTACTTCATCTTCGCTTACTTCGTTCGTGCTCTGTACCTTTATGACCGGGTCGTCGCCAGTGTACCTGTCAAGGCACGTGAGCGCCGCGGCGTCCCCGATGTCGGGCGACATGTGTATGAGCTTTCGCCATTCGTCCTTGTCGATAAGCAGCAATCGGCCCTGCCTGTCACGATGCCATGTGCACGTGCATAGCTGCTGCTTGAGGTGCTCCACGACATCGGCGCCTATAAGGTTCCCTTCCGCGTCATAGACCATCGTACCGTCACGGAACCCGATATACAGACCGTGCTTCACTTCCCATGCGAGGTTGAACCACATCTCCGCCCTTATGTTCGCGTACTCTCTCTCGTTCCCTTCGCTCGCCCTCGAAGCGAACGGAATCTGGAAGCAAGGGATGTGATACTTGAGAATGTTGTACGCGTATTCGCTCCATGCCATGTCCATGTTCAACCTGTCTATCCTGGTGGACTTGTGAAAGTCCATGATGTAATCGACCACCCACTCGTGAGACTTGCCGTGAAATTCCTTCATGTCGAGGACTTCGTGTCCCCTTCTTACGAACCACCCGAAAGCGTCACGTTCGATGTTACCTTTCGACAGGTCAAGCCCGGCGATAACTTGCGTGTCCCCGCTCGGCTGGTAGTAGCTCGGAAACTCCTCCTCGTGCATGAGGCAGTTCGAGTCGCCCGACAGCATTATTTCCGCGAGAAGTTCCTGCCGCCTCATCTCTTCCGTCTGTACGCTACGCTCGATCATCCGTAGCTGCTTCTCGGTAAGGGTCAGGTTGTCATAAGTCCGCGCCTTGATGATCTTCCAGTCCTCGCATCCCATCTTTCCGAGGAACCTGTGGTTCCAGAGGCTCGTAGCCCTCGGAGTCGTCGCACCCTTGACTGTCGGGTCGAGCACGTGCGGACCTCGAAGGCATGGGCCGAGGATGTCGAGAACGTCGAGCGGAGCAAGTGCGACCTCGTCTAGCAATATCGTGTTGATGTCGTCGCGGCCTCTGTCGCCGTCGAGACATTCGTAGGAACTCCCGTACATCGTGAACCCGTTGTACTCCGCCCTTATCGGCTTCTCGGTGAACTTAACGACACCGTCGAGCCCCCATTCGCTTGCGCGAAGCTTCACGTCCTTCATGAGCACGTCACGGAGCGAGTCGTAACGCTGCGCGCACAGTATGAGGTTCTCTCCCTGTAGGAGCTTCATTAGCGCAATGACGGACAAGGTGTAAGTCTTCCCGGAGCCTCGCCCCATGACGGCGAAAGTGAAGGGGTTGCTCGACTTGAGCAGCTCCTTCTGGTAGGACATCAGCCTTATCCGCGCCTCATGCAAAAACTACGCCCCCTCTATCGGTTTCGTCATGTCCTCGATGACGAGCTTGACCGTCCCGGCCTTCTTGACATCGGCCTTGACGTTCAGGTTTTTCACAGAGTCCTCCGACTGGTCGAAATGGCAGCCGAGGAACTTAGACGCCTCGATGACTGCTGTCATCTCGTCCTTGTTACGATTGTCGAGGGCTTTAAGAAATGCCGCAGAGAACTTTTCTGGCGTGAGTCTCTCCATGACGGCCTGCTTGTAAGCCTTCCTTTGGGCTGCAAGTCTCGACTTAGTCCATACAGCTTTCATCGACGCGATTTTTGCAGTCTCCGAGTTCCAGTTAGCCGCCTTTCCCGGAGGAGTCGGTCTTTTTTTCTTTTGGGTGTGGTCTTGGGTTTCGGTCACTTCTTCGAGAGGCATATCTTGACCTCCACTATTTCGCACAGGATGGCCCACAGGAGCGCAGGAATGCTGCCGGATATACTTCCGTAGCGCCCGTTCAGATAATAGGCCGCTGACTGCGTTTCTGTGCAATCCGCGGCACACGGTTTAGTAGCAGCCGATTTCGGCTGCTGAATCGATTTAGGCATTGATGTGACCTCCCGCAACTGCACGACGTTGAAAAATGATACGGTTTATACAGTTACGCCTTTAAAATAAACAAAAATCTACAGGATGTCAACAGAAAACTTACAAAAATGTAGGACGGAAAGATGTAATGTAAACTTTTTAGATAGAAAACGTTGAAATTAGGCTAAAAACGGCAACCAATGTAAAAAATATATACATTCATACTTTTTCTATTGCTTTTTGGTATGAAAGTATATATATTATATACGTAAAGAACAACAAACAAGAGGATAAAACAATGAAATACGCGGTAATGGAAAAAGATTACATCAACGGAGAAGAAAAGAAAATTTTCGAAGCCGAAGACAAAACAGAAGCCCAGGAATTTGCCGACGCAAAGAACGACAAAAGAATTTCAACCGAAATCCAGTACATTGTCGTGGAGGTCTAAGCCATGCCGTACATCAAGCCGTATTCGTTGCCGTGGCTGGAGTGAAGCGATTTAAACTATCCAGCCGCGCGGGCAACGCCTGAACCCGTAAAAACTTTTAACAAACAAGAGGATAAAAACATGAAAGCAATTGAATATCGAGTATTTCGCAACGGAGAACCACAAAACACGGTGACTGAACCTTATTGTGGGGAATTCAGAAGCGCTTTTTCCCACATGTTTCCGAATTTCAAAACGATCTCGGCTACCGAAAACCACGTCGAAGCCCATTGCGTGATAGATGGAAACTATTTCGAAATCGTAGCCAATAACACTAACATCTAACAACGAGGAGTCAGACATGCCGAAAGAAACGAAGATGCAGAAATATTGCGTGGTTCTCGACCCGGAGCAGCTCGACCGCGCCAGGAAGAAAGCCATAGACGAGGATATCCGGAACATACCTCTTGCGGGTAACACGAGCAGGTTCCTGCGGTGGCTGGTCGAGAGGTACATCGATGCAGAAGTGTAAGTTAGAGCTTGGATTTGTCAGCAAGAGGAAAATTGACCTGTTGATCCGTGACGTAAGAACCCCGTGCGAAGACAAGATTCAAAAAGCAGAATTTAGGATGGCTTCACGTTTCGAGAAAGACCTTTTCGAATTTCTTCTCGAAAAGAAGGCTAAAAAGGTGCTATCCGTAAGACATACCGACTACAAGTGGGACGATGGACGGATCGACACGTACTTCAAGTTCTTCACGGAGGACGAGAGGGATGATGCCTTGGCGATAGCGAAAGCCCTGAACGAGCACGTGGAGGAGCGAGACTTCACAGAACTTTCGGAGATGTCCGACGATGAGTTCATGCGGTTATTGTACAGCTACACTGGAGACAACGAGGAAATAGTACGCAAGTGGCGTGATGCAGTGCGGAACGGAAAGTAAAAAACAAAAACTAAACATTTTGTATAGATTTCGACACAAGGACGGTCCAATCCGTCCTTTTTCCTTTTTGCGTATGTACGCCCCTCGCGCACGCGCGCGCGCGTATAGTGCGCTCTTGTAAAATGCTAAAATGAAAAGATATGGTTAAACTTAGTAGAAGGTTATTTACTACTTATACTCTTACTTCTACTACTACTGAAAGTAAGGCAGGTTTTTCTAGGTTCGTCTAGGTTAAAAAAAAACCTACTAGGTTTTTCTAGGTTCGTCTAGGTTTTTCGTCATTTGGTTGTCAAGCGCCTCTAGAATCTTCCTCAAGCCATCGACAACGATCTTTAGCGAGTCGCATTCTACCTTGCTGTCCTCTCCCCAGCTCTTCCTTATTGCCTTCGCCACCTCTTCGCCGAAGGCTTCCTCAAGGGTCATGCCGTTACGGAAAAGCATCGACAGCTTTTCAAGGCTTATGCCGCTCTTACCGCTGAGATATAGACTTACGGAACTGTCCGAGCATTCGAGGATTCTCGCGAGTTCCTTTCCCTTTATTTTCTTTCTCGCCATGAACAGCGCGAGACCATCTACAATGTTCATTTTACACCCAAATTCCAAGTTTTGTAAACCAGTGTAAAATTTAAGTAATTCCAAACTTTTTTTAAAGTTTTTTCAAAAAAAGTATTGACAATTTGAGAATTACAAAATATATTTTGAGTATTGAAAAAAAAAATTGAGTATCACTCAATATCAAGGAAGAAAACAAAATGGCTGAATACAAACAGGTAAGCATCACCACGACGACCGCCGACAGAATCGACGACATCAAGGCGAAATTTGCCGAGCTTGGAACTCCCATTCAACCGCCAGCAATCATCGGCATGGCGATTAACAAGCTCGCAAAGGAGATGAAGGCTTAATGACCGATTCCTTCTGGACAAGGGTGATATGGTCCCGTTTCATCAAGCACTTCCGTAAACTTACGGACGAGCAGATAATCAAGGACATCCACGATTCAATGGATGCACTTGAGGACAACGATGCAAGCGGTGACTCGTTCGGAGCGAAGATGGTCGCATGGACCAACGAGCGCAGGAACGAAAAGGCTGCCATTGCTTCGAGGGAAAACGGGAACTTGGGCGGTCGCCCGCGCAAGAATCAAGATACTACGGCAGACTGGGACACCCGCGAGGACTCCCACGATGGAAAGTCTGGTACGTCTGCCAACATTTACGGAGACGCCTCTCACCGCGAGGCAGAGGACGAAAGCGCCACCGTCTCCAAGAATATGCGGCGAGTGCCGCAGAACGAAGCCCCAGCGCACGGATTCAGCGGTGGGCGTACCGCGCAGGGTACTATGTCCCGCTCCCCGGAGGCGGCTGCGCAATCCGGGAAAGTTTACGACCAAGAAACCATCGAGATAAGCACAGACAGAAGGCGCACGGGAGGACCCTCTTTGAGTCAGACTTCTTCACTTCCTCCCGTGCGTCAGTCCGAGCCAGACGTGATGTCGTTGGCCTACTCCGGCGAGTTCGGCAACGTCCGGCTCACGCAGGAGCAGTACGCACAGCTCGGTATCAAGTTCGGCAACCAGCAGAAGCTTAACCGCGCGATCGACTCGCTCTCGTGCCAAATCGAGAACGGCGAGAAGAACCCCGCCAACCACTACGCGGAGCTGGTCAAGTGGGCATCGTACCGCGACGACATGGAGGAGAAGGAAGAACTCAGGGCATCGAGCGCACCGCACTACGAGACCGTGAGCGAGCACAACGCGCGTATCGTCAGGGAGTCCGACGCATGGATCCACGAATATTGCCAACAGCAAAAGAAAAACAGGAAGTCCGCAAATGGATAACAACGAAACGACAATAGCCAGGATACGCGACGAACTCGCCATCTGCTACGAGCACATCGGACGAAAGGCTCCCGAATCGCTCCCGATAATCGCCGCTTCGCTTCAGGAAGCTATCAAGTTCTCAAGCCCGGAACACGTCCACGAGATTTTCAAGCGTGCCAAGGACATTGAGAGCATCCCGACGCAGAAGACCCTCAAGGAATGCTACAGGAACTATTCCGAGGAAGTGCTAAAGTACCGCGACAGCGGGAAAGGGATGGCATCAATCGAGTACCGCGACCCCTGCGAGGCGTGGCTACCGAAGAGCGACGTCATCAAGCGCATCAACCTCAACGAGGCCATCAAGAACTACTGCATAGCCTGCGGAGGCAATTCCTACGCAAACCTGTGCAGCGCAAGGGTACGCGGAAAGGAAGCCTACGAAGCATTTACGCGCGGAATAAAGGACATATTGCGGAACCTGTACACTAAGTACTGGAGAAAGTGCCCGATAGCGAACGGCTACCCGTACAACGCAAAGCTCAACCTCGGACTTATGCCGCCTTCGGTAGATGACTTCCGCGAAATGTTCGCGATGGAGAACGCAGGCCATGTATAGCACAGACAACCTCGGATTCATACGCGCCGCAGCGAACGACGGAACCACTGATACAAGGGATATTCAAACAAACTACACATCGAGGACCGATATGTTAAAGTTCAAGCTCAAACAGATGAAGGAAGCGCTCATGGACCTGCTAGACGAGTACGATTTCGACATCATCATCGCCGACGCGCTCGTCCTGTGCGCCGTGCTCCTCACGTTCGCATTCGGGATCTACTTCGTCCTAGAAAACTACGGAGGACTCTGATGCCGAGCGTTTTCTACCACCCAAAAAAAGGTCACTGGAAGTTAGAGGTGTCCGGCGAAAAGAACGACGCACACATCCAAGCCTACGGCGTAGTACCGAAGGACATAAGGATAGCAGTCGAGCGCAAGGAATCGTGCGGGTACAAGAACACGTTTTCGGGCCTCGAACTGCTCGCGGCCCTGCTTACCGGAGGCAAGTGAACATGACGAAAGAAGAATTTACGGTCGTGGCGCTCAAGGTGGCGACAGGGATGGGGCTCATGTACATCGTGCTCAAGCTCTTTTCGCTGGCGGCCTACCTCGACGCCGGAATGTAGGATTTCGGGAAGATCGTGGTTGTGGGTGACTGAACAAATCCCAGTATGTCAAGATGGAACCCTCGCCTTTTTTATCAACGGAGAATCGGGAAATGGAACGGAATAACGTTAACAGCAAAGCAGAGACGAAGTCGGTGCTCGACGGAATCCACGCGCTCTACATCCGCGGGAAGATAACGCTCGAGCAGCACAACGCGATGTGCCAGCAGGCATGCGGAGGCGCAACGAACTTCGAACTTTAACAAACAAAAACGGAGAAACGGAAAAATGGCAAACGAAATCGTAGCTACAAGCGAAGAAAACAAGGTGACGCAGGACTTGCTCCTCGACTACCTCAAGACCATGAACAAGGGCCTGAACGAACAGCAGACAAAGCAGTTCCTCGCGGTCGCCGGGACGTTCGGACTCAACCCCTGGAAGCGCGAAGTGTACGCCGTGACCTTCAAGAACAAGGACGGCAGCACTGACATGAGCATCGTCACAGGTTACGAGACTTACATCAAGCGTGCCGAGCTCAACCCGAACTATGACGGCTTCGAAATCGAATTCAAGGGCGGATTCAAGCGCGGCAAGGTCACAAAGTCCGGTAAAAACGGATCATGGCAAGTTGACGCGCTCGTGCCTGAAGGCGAAGTGAGCTGCATCTGCACAGTGTACCGCAAGGACCGCGCCCACCCTACACGCGAGGAAGTTTTCTTTGACGAGTACAACAAAGGCAACGACATGTGGATACAGAAGCCGCGCACTATGCTCAAGAAGGTGGCTATAGTGAGCGCCTTCCGCAAGGCGTTCCCGTTTGACTTTGGAGGAATGCCGTACACTAACGACGAACTCCCGGACCACATGACCGGAGCCGACAAGCTCGAACAGCAAGGCTACACCGAAGTTCCGCAGGATGCACAGCCGCAGCAGCCGCAAGCGCCAACAAAGCCGAAGTCCGCAAAGAAGGAAATCGACGATGAGACAAAGCAGTTCATGGAAGGCATGAAAGGCTTGTGGAGTTCGTCTCCCGAAATCTACAAGTCCACGATGGACGAATTCGGATTCAAGTCCGCTAACAACGTGCCGCCGGAACGCCGTGTAGAGGTGTTCAACACCATCATGGCGAACATCACAAAGGCCGCGCAGCAGCAGCCAAAAAGCGCACCTACAGCGCAGGAACAAACTAACAACGACCTTTTCAACGGAGAAGAAAACAATGGCTAAGGAAGTAATGGCATTCAGCGAGTCGGACATCAAGGGCATGACCCTCACCGCTTCCGAATTCGACACGCTCAAGTTCCTCTCGACAATGGCTGGCGTGGAAATGGACGAGAACACCGCGCAGGAGTTCGTCTCCATGCGTAACGTCCGCATCAACGACATCGTGAACATCTGGGAGCTCAAGGCGAAGGCCGAAAAGCTCGTTGATTACATCAAGACGGTCATGAAGCACGCCTTCAACGTCGGAAGTGCAGACGAGCTTCCAAAGAACGTGAGCTGGAGCAAGCAGACGCACACGGAGAAGTTCGCGAACCCTCTCGAAGCGGTAAGGAAACTTGTCGAGATCGAAGGGACTCCCATCGAGAACTTCGCACAATGGGTTACTCCGAAACAGGCAGCGGAAGCCGCAGGGATTACCCCGGACCGTCTCTACGCCGACCTCGGGGAAATGATTATCCGCGAACCGAAGGAACGCACCCTCAAGATCAAGTAACGGTATGAAGCCTGTCAAGTACCCGTCCACGCAGATAGCCCGCGAGCGCTTCGGGGCAAGCTCCCCGGCATACAAGCGCATCAAGGCTCTTGAGAAGTGGGCAATAGACCACGGCTACGACGGGTACGCGCCCATCAACCGGCGGACGAAAAAGGACAAGCAACAGCAAGTGAGCATGGCATTATGACCGACGAACAAATCATTGAACAGATTAAACGAGAACCCGCCGAAGAATTACGCCGTCTTCAACGCATGCCTTACGAATGGAAAGTTACTCATGCCGTCGATGTTATCCGTGAATTTGTTGAATATGAAGGTGTAGATAATGTATATGTAAGTTTCAGTGGCGGTAAAGATTCGTTAGTCCTGTTACATCTTGTACGCTCTATCTATCCCGATGTTCCCGCTGTTTTTGCGAATACGGGAATAGAATTTCCCGAGCAAGTGAAATTTGTACGCACGTTTCCGAACGTGACGGAACTGCACCCTATAAAGCACTTTCCGAAAATACTCAAGGAAGACGGAATAGTCTATCCCAGCAAGGAGGTCGCGATGTACGTTAAGGACGCAAAGAACGGAGCCAAGTACGCCGTGAACGGATTGCAGGGAAAAGACATTGACGGGAACGAAAACCGCTATAAAAGCCGTTTCAAGAAATGGGCCTATCTTATGGATTGCGGTGTAAAGATTTCTCCCGATTGTTGCAAACTGATGAAAGAAATTCCAATGAGAGAGTACGAAAGAAAAGAAAAGAAAAGTCCGATAATCGGAACGCGTACAGAAGAATCTTTCAGGAGGGCTGTCGGATGGAT